CTCTCACAGACGCGATGAACTCCAACGCCAGGCGCAAGTACGCCGAGCGGGACGAGGGCTTAGGAACCCGAAAGGTAATCTCCAACGCTCAAGCCCGAGCTATCACAGACAACGACTACGAAGGCTGGGAAGGCTCTGAGTACAACCACTTAGGGGGTTGGCGATGAGAGAGAACTTCGGGAGTGGATGGATCGATAGAGGGCCCCGGTCTGCTGTGCCGATCTGGGACGACAACATGCGATCCATCAAGAAGCAGGAGAAGTTCTACGCAAACGCCTTAGAGGACGACTACTCCGAAGAGTCGATGCCGTGAGCCTCAACATCTTCGACTCGGTGTTCAACGGGATGGGGCGATCGGAGTTCTACCGATCGCTCCTAACCCCGGACCTGTTCCCGCACGAGAAGCCTATGCTGATCGAGAACTGGTCAGCCGAGGACCGGGAAGCGTACTGCGGCGGGGAGTTCACCCCGCGCCGCCCTAAATTGACACTAGTGAGAGGAGCAGCATGACCGATGAAGCAGCCTGGGGACCCACCGGAAAGCTCGTTTTTGAGCGAACCTATTCACGTACCAAGCCAGACGGAACCAAAGAGACCTGGCCGGGAACCGTGGAACGAGTCGTTGACGGGAATCTCGGACTTGTCGATGGCCGTTACCACCTGGCTGGGGAACGAGACGACCTGATCCAGATGATGGAGGAGTTCAAGATCCTCCCAGCCGGACGGCACCTGTGGGCGTCGGGCGTTAAAGGCGCCCAGCACCTTTTCAACTGCTGGGTAGCCGGGTGGACCGACAAGCCGTCGGACCACTTCGGGTTCACGTTTCTACGATTGATGGAAGGAGGTGGAGTAGGTGCGAACTACTCGAACTCGTACTTGGGTGATTACCCTGTGGTACAGCAAGACCTTCTCGTGGACATCGTCTGCGACCCAGACCACCCGGACTATGAAGTTCTACTTCAGTCAGGAGTGTTATCAAACGAGTACCACCCGGACTGGGTTGGCTCCTACCAGATAGAGGATTCCCGTGAAGGATGGGCAGCAGCACTCGCAGACCTCATCGACACCCACTACCGGGACGAGGTCAAACACTTCCACCGGGTGTACGACGTGTCCCGTGTGCGACCCTCTGGAGCCAGGCTACGCACGTTCGGTGGTAGGGCCAGTGGACCACTCCCCCTGGCGAAGATGCTGCGTGACGTAAACGACGTCTTAGCGGATCTGGCCTTCCGGGGCCGGATGATGACGGGGATTGATGCGATGGACATGGACCACGCTATAGCCCAGTGTGTGGTAGCCGGTGGTGTTCGCCGGTCTGCCCGGATGTCGATGATGAACTGGAAGGATCCCCAGATACAGGAGTTCGTGAGGATCAAGAAGGCTACGGGGTCTCACTGGACAACGAACATCAGCGTCGAGGTTGACGATAAGTTCTGGCGGGACGCCCACGACCCAGCCACCAAGGCTGGTCGTGTCCTGAAGTGGATCACAGAGGGCATGGTAGCCAACGGTGAGCCTGGGTTCTGGGACAGTTCGTTGTCAAACGTCGGGGAGCCGAACGAGGTCGTCTGCACTAATCCTTGCGGGGAGATCACACTCCAACCGTGGGAGCCGTGCAACCTCGGTCACGTCAATCTCGCGGCGTTCGTGAAGGACAACGGGAAGCCGGATTACCTCGGGCTGATGAAAGCCCACCGGCTGATGACCAGGTTCCTGATCCGGGCCACGTTCTCGGACGTGGCAGATCCGAAGTCCAGAGAAGTCCTGGACCGGAATCGCCGGATCGGAGTGGGGCACTTAGGTGTTGCTTCGTTCCTGGCTATGGTGGGGCACCAGTACTCGAAAGCCCCGCTGAACGCCTGGTTCAGGGATCTCCTCCGGGAGATGGCCGGGAACGTCGATGACGCCGCAACCGCTTTCTCTCACGAGCTCCGTATCCCGGTGCCGGTGAAGCGGAGAACCGTAGCACCTACGGGAACCATCGCCAAGATGCCGGGAGTCTCCGAGGGGATTCACCCGATCTTCTCGAAGTACTTCATCAGGCGTATCCGGTTCAACAACGTAAGCGACGTAGATTCACTGAATCAAGCCCTAGATGCCGGTTACGAGGCCTCAGATGACCTGTACGCCCCGAACACGACCGTCGTGTCCATCCCTACCAAGGACAGCCTATTAGAGGCTGTAGAGGGCATCTGGGGGTCAAAGCGGGCATCTCACGTGGTCGAGGCTGCTGACGACTTGACACTGAACGAGCTGCTCGCGTTTCAGGCGATGTATCAGATGCTCTGGGCGGACAACGCGGTGTCGTTCACAGCGAACGTCCCGCAGGGCGGCGAGGCCACAGCGGTGGCCGAGCAGCTCGTCCGGTTCGGCGGACTCCTCAAGGGAGCGACTTTGTTCCCGGAGTCCTCGATGCCGCAGGCCCCGTACGAACGCATAACCAAGGAGGAGTACGAAGCCGCTACAGCCAAAGACGTCGCCGACGGCGTTGACGAAGCATGCGCCAACGGCGCTTGCCCTATCAGATAGCAACCGAGAGGAAACAACATGCAAGATCCATTCGCTAACGCACCCGCCGACGAGGCCCAGGCCCCGACAACTCCGGAGCCAGCCAAGAAGGCTGCCCCCAAAAAGGCCCCCGTCACCGTCGACGTGAAGCCGAACATCGTGCCCGCAGGTGAGGTCGTCGTCACCCTCAAAGGCGGCAGCGGATTCGACGCTCCGTGGATCGTCATCCACGCAGCATCCGTCGAGGACGCCGAGGCTCAGCTAGACGCCAACCTGGCCAAGCTGATGGAGAAGACCCAGAAGGCCGCGAGCCACTTCGCCGGTCTCGGGGTGTTCAACGGCGGCCCACCGACCCGCCAGGAACGCCAGCCCGCGCCTGCTGAGGCGCAGGGGGCACCGGGCGGTGAGACCCGCGCTTGCCGCCACGGCGAGATGCGGTTCAAGTCCGGAATCTCCAAAGCCGGAAAACCCTACCAGGCGTTCTTCTGCACCTCAGGGGACCGCAACGATGAGTGCAAGGCGCAGTTCCTGCGCTGACACCTGGGCGGGGGCTGGTAATTCGGCCAGCCCCTTCCGATTCTTGAGAGGAACAACATGATTCGCAAGAAACAACTGAAGATCGAGCTGGCTGCTGTTTTACAGGCCAACCGGTTACTACACAACGCCATCGACGGACTAAAGGCAGAACTCGATCTGCTGACTATGGAGAAGGAAGACCTGCTAGCAACCGTCGAGTATCTACAGAGCACCCCGAACTTGCGGGGACGGGACAACCGACCTAAACTCACTCAGAGTGAGGTGCAGGAGATCCGTGACATGAAGCGGAGCGGAGTAAGCCAAGCTGACCTCGCCCAGATGTTCGACGTCAACCCCGCAACGATCTCCCGGATCGTCCGCTGGCAGTACCACAAACTGAACATAGAATCGTGATCTTCCCAACGAATAGGAGCAGAATGGAAATTTCTATGCCGCCAGAGCACCCTCTGGCCAAAGCAATCCGGGATGCTGCCTCGTCCCCTACCGGGGCGTGGCTAGTCCTCAAAGTGGCCGATGGAAACGGAGAACCCCACTCAACTTTCTACGCCCAGGTCGAGAAGTGGAAGAGAACAAACTCTGAATTCCACGTCGAGTTCGAGACGTGGGGTCGGTACATGGAGCGCCAAGGCATTTAGGAGACAGATGATCGAGCACCGAAGCAAGGTAGCCGGCGAAGACGTCGTTATCTACGTGGTGGAGCGTGAGGAGGATCTAGAGGGCTTCCGCAACTTCATCAGGGCCAACCTCCGGTACCTCGGTCTTGACTCGGAGACGACCGGGCTGGACATCTACTCAGACACCTTCCGGTGTCGGCTGGTCCAGTTCGGTACTCCGCACGAAGCTTGGGTGGTACCGGTAGAGTACGGTGGGCCGTTTGTGTCCACCGTAGTCCAGGCACTGCGGGGCGTCGAGGGATTCGTTCTCCAAAACGCCTCGTACGACCTACAGGTCTTCGACCGGTGCTTCGGGGTCAAGATGGAGGAACTGTGGCCGAAGGTCACGGACACCCGGATTCTGGCCCACCTGGTGGACCCTCGGGGCCAGGAGGAAGGCGGGATAGGCCACGGTCTGGAACAGCTCGTGCGTCACTACGTCGATGAGGACGTAGCGAACAACGTCAAGACGCTGATGAACGACCTGGCCAAAGCCCACAAAACAACTAAGGCGAACGTATGGAAGAAAGTAGAACTGACCGACCCGCACTACCAGCTCTACTCGGGGATGGATCCTATATTGGCCGCGCGGTTATTGCGGAAGCTGATTCCTCTGGTTCCGAGTGCGTCGTCGGATCTCGTGTCCTACGAGCACGACCTGGCAAAGGTCTGCTCGATGATGGAGCGTACTGGGTTCCTGTTGGACGTGGAGTACTCGGAGAAACTCTCGGAGAGGCTGAAGTACGAGCAGAGTAGCTGGGAGGAGGAAGCCAACAAACTCTGCGGCGACGAAGACTTCTCGGTCAACTCGACGGAGAAGCTGGCCGACGCTTTGGAGGCTCGTGGGTTCAAGATCCTGGGCAGGACACCGTCGGGTAAACGTCAGGTCAACGACGCGCTGCTGCAGTCTCTGGCCGAGCAGGGAGACCAGTTGTCTCAAGCGGTGATCAACGCCAAAAAGGCCAAGAAGTGGAGGCGAACATGGGTAGACACGTTCCTGATGAAGCGGGACTCGGGGAACCGATGCCACGCGTCTATAAACCCGCTACGAGCGCGTACGGCTCGAATGTCTATAACGGGTATCCCCGCGCAGACGTTACCTGCTGGGGATTCCATGATCCGGCGATGCTTTCTCGCGGACACCGGGGAGCGGATTGCTTCGATCGACTATCAAGCACAGGAACTCCGTGTGCTGGCTGCCCTATCCAAAGACCCGACGATGATCCAGGCATTCCTCAACGACGAGGATCTGCACCTGAAAACGGCTAGAGCCGCATACGGGGATCATATCCAGAAGGATGACCCGGAACGGAAGTACGCCAAAACGGTGAACTTCGGAAGGGTCTACGGCGGAGGAGCCAAAACGGTGGCAGCCCAGACAGGGCTGACGGTCCCGGAGGCTGCTCGGGTAGTGGCCGGGTTCGACCGGGCGTACCCGGAGGTGCAGAAGCTGAGCCTCAAGCTGCAGAAGGAAGCGGCGCAGAACGGGTACATCACGACACCCGTTGGCCGTCGTCTGCCGGTGGACGAGGACAAAGCCTACGCGGGGCTGAACTACCTCATCCAGTCTACGTCGAGGGACATCACCGGTAGGGCACTCCTGCGGCTGCACGCCGCTGGGTTCACGCCAAACCTTCGGCTTCCAATTCACGACGAGATCCTGGCGTCGTTACCGGAAGCGCACGCGCGATGGGGCGCTGCAGAGATAGGCCGAATCATGGCCGAACAGATGGGGCCTGTCCTGATCGGGACGGACTCCGAAGTTGGATTGCGATCCTGGGGATCGCTTTACGGAGCGGAGGACTGATGGACGACTACGACTACCAGCACAACGACGAGGAGTACTTGCGACACCTACGGGAGGCCGACATGCACACCAGGGCCACGCCTTTAACCTCGCAAGACCACTTCCAGAGGGCGCAAGCACACGCTCTCATCGCTATCGGCCTGCTGCTCGAGCAGGCCAACTTCGTGAGGGGGAACTACTGATGGTAGTCGGTAACGATAGAGCGGCGGACTTCCTGCGGCTCCAAGCCCAAAAGAGAATCCTGGAACTAGACAACGAATTGGAGGAGATCGACAAACGGATTTCGGTCAACATGAAGTCCGTGGAGTTCGACCAGTTCTACTACGACGAGCTGACGCACGAGCGCGAAGCTCTGAGCGACTTCTTAGGAGACATGTTATGATGGACGGGATACCTCTCTACCCGAAGTACCGAGTGGAGGTGATGGACGACGACGCTTTGTCGTTCATTACCAACACCCGAGCCGTGCGAATCACAACCCGAGTAGCCGATGAGTTTT